CAAGAGATGGCGTATTTCTAAGGAAGTCTGCCTTAAGTTTCGCACCGTCTCGCTTAGTTCCATCCACGATTGTTCCGATTTTAGCGTCTCCGGCCCCGTAAAGAAAAGCGTAGATAAAAGTTTTTGCCTTATCTCTTGTTGGTAGCCCTGCAGCAATTTGGTTTGCCGTGTGAATATCTCCGTTGATAATTTCATTAGTATACGCCTCATCATCCATGTAGTGCGCTAGCATCCGTAGCTCAAGACCGCTTGCGTCACAACCCACGAGCTTGTAGCCCTTAGGGACTGTCCAACAGGATCTACACTCCTTACCGTAGGGTGAGTAAACCGCAGGGACTTGAGCCAGATTTGGACTACTGTGGGTCATACGTCCTGTCACTGCTCCGTTGGAGTTGACGTAACCGTGTACCCTTCCAGTGTCCTCGTCCACAGCGTCAAGCCACGACTGTACCTGAGCTATTCTTTTCTGTACCAAAAGGTACTCAGCGATCAACATGGCCTCTGGTATGTCCGTTACGGTTGACAATACCTTCTCGTCCACGATGGGCTGACCAGTCTCGGTGAACTTCTCAGGTTTCCATCCAAAGCGTTGGAGGTACTTCCCGATCTGCTGTCGAGACCCTAAGTTAAACTCAGGCCAATCTATGCGGCTAAATGTGCCCTTAACTGTCTTCCAGTTGTCCCCTAGGAACTTGAGACCAACAGTAGAAAACTCACCATCTTTTTTAACTTTCGGTTCAACTGTTTTAACGAAAGTTGCAACAGGTATGAATTTCTTTTGTACTTGCTCTTCTAATTCATATTTCTTCTCCTTTAGTTCAGCTAGTAACAGGAAGCATTTCTCTTGATCTAAGAGCCACCCGTTTTCAATCTGTTTTGCAATAATAGTCTGTACTTCATGTTCAAGACGTATGCTTTGCTTGCCAAAATCATCAAGTTCAATGAGCAGTCTCTTATACACCAAGACATTAAGTTTAACGTCTTGCTTACAATAAACCACCATATCCTCAGACAGAACAGACCAATCGTTGTGTTCCATCTTGGATGATCCGCAAATGTTTCCCCAATTGTCAAGTGAATGTCCTCCTTCACGTTGTGGGTTAGCTAGCCTTGACATTACCAAAGTGTCCGTGATCTTGCAGTGACTAAAGTCAACCCCAAGCAGTCTCTCGCACACAGGTATGTCGTAGCCTATGATATTGTGTCCAATCACCTCCTCTACTTCAGTTTTAACGTACTGTGCGAAGTCCCCAAGGGTGTCCTCTTTGAACACCTTAGTCTCACCAGTGCAAAGCTCATGGGCCACAATTACCCAGACTTGGGTAGGCTTCAGTCCATCAGCTTCAATGTCAAATACTATTTGTTTCAAAACTCACTCTCTTGGTCAGGATCAATAGGGCAGTTGGTCTCGGTCATTCTACCAGTGTCCTTATCATAATACAGGTAACACGCAGGTCCTGTCAACCCCGCAAAGCGGTTTTTTAACACACGTACCGTTGTTGTGTTACGTACTTCCTCATCCTTGTGTTGTTGATTGCGCTCAAGGCCAATAACCATGTCCGAGAGCTGTGCAATGGCCGCTGAGCCACGTAGGTCCGCTAGGGATACCTGAGCACCGTCCTCATGTCCTTTGCTCCCTGAGGGCCTTCTAAGGTGGCTCACAAGGAACAAACCAACACCAGTCTCCTGTACAAGGCTACGTAGTTTGGTCATGATACTGTCAATGGCTTTCCTCTCGTCACCCTGCTCTTGGTCACTGACAACAATACTTAGGTGATCGAGTATAATCCACTTACAATCGAGACCTTTAGCCATATAACGAACCCGAGACAACAGATTCTCCTCATGGGTTGAACCCCAGTGGTCCAGTAGGTAGAACCGACCAGTGCCTAAGGTTTCGTCCCAGTACTTACGTTTTTCCTCCCGTGTGATTGTCTTGTCAAGGTGTAGGGGTTGCTCAGCCGCAAGGGACATAAGGCCCAGAGTAGTCTTGGGGATGTCCTCCTCAAGGGCTAGGATGCCTATGTTGTCCTCAGTGGCGTGTAACAAGTGGTACTGTAACTCACGTACCATCTGTGACTTACCCATCCCTGAGCCTGACGTTATTGTTACTAACTCCTTTTTACGGAAGCCGTGAGTGAGGTCATTAAGGCACTGCCACGGGTACGGAATACTGACAACATTCTCTTGCTCAATGACCATATCCCATGTATCAACACCTGCAACAATACCATCAGGACGATAAGTTTTAGCATTCCACCACTCCTGTACAAATTGACGTACCTTGCCTTCCTTGAGCATGTCCCCAGCGTCCTTCAGGGACAACGCTACGTTCTTAGCCTTGTTAGGGCTGAATAGATCAAGGCATTGCCTAGCGGCATCCTGACCCACCTTGTCGTTGTCAAAGCACAGCACAACGTTCTCAAAGCTCTCAAGCCACTCTAGGTTAGCCTTGATGTCCTTTGCAGCACCTGAGGCCCCTGAGCGTACTGACACCACGGGCCACTTGCCGTCAAACATCTCACTCACCGCCAGAGCGTCAAGCTCACCTTCGACAATTGTGATGTACTTCCCACCTTCCTTGAAGGCTTGTTGGCCAAACAGACCAACGTTGTCGAAGGAACCTTGAGCAAAAAACTGCTTGTTGTCCACAAGGCGTGTCTTTGATCCTCTCAGCTCACCCGAGTCCTTATCAAAGTAGGGGTAGTGGTGTTTTACAATATGACCATCGTTACCGTACTCCACAGTGACGTTAAACTTTTTGCACGTCTCTTGTGAGATTCTACGGTCACTGATAGTAGCATGTACACCAGTTAGTTCATTCAAAGGTTTTGACTCCTTACGTTTAAACTCGACAACTTCACCGTCACCACGTTCGTAGTGTGAACAGCCGCCTGAGAAACAGACGGCATGTCCATCGGAGTAACGTGCTAAGTTGTCCTTAGAGCCACACTTAGGGCATGGCTCATGTCTGACAAACTTTGATTCACTCTCAGCACGTAGCTCCACTTTAGAAGTCCTCCGAGCCTTCACCGTTTTCCGCTACCTCAAGGACACGCACCTTGTTTAGATAGGTAGGTGTGCCGTGTACAGGATGTGGTTTACCCTCAGCGTACAGGATCTTCACTTTAGATCCTCGGGTCAAACGACCACGGAATGGCTCATCATCAGTGTCAATGATGTCCACGGGATACTTGGTGCTGAACTTACGTTGTTTCAAACCTTCGTACTCACGTAGCTTGACACCATTCTTGGAGAGAACCTCAGCCTCTGGATCATCCAAGGTCAATACCAAAGAATATTTACCCGTTGATTGACCATTAAACACTTCGTACTCGTCCAGATTAGCAAAAGCGACCGTACCTTGTAAAACTGACATAAAAAGCTCCTTAGCTTAGTTTAACTACTTTAGTTACTTTAGAATACCTAAGTATATATCTTAATGTATATACATAAAGGTTATTAACCTAGGTATACTTAATATTATACTCAAATTACTTGTTACTGTCAAATTAAATTTTCGTCATATTGCTCAAATTGCAAATCCATATCATCATACTCTCTTTCTACGTAGGTGTCAACCACTGCCTCAATGTCGCTCAGGGTCTTATCGCTGACATATAGACAACTTAAGCACATGTCAAGTGGTAATTTTGTTACTTTGTCATATTGCATTAGTTCATAGTCATCCAAAATGACATTACACGCTTTACATCTCATAATCAAACTCTCCTCTAAACGCATCGTTAAACCTAATTTTTAATTCATCATCGTCCATACGCATAAACTCGTTATAAAGGGCCGTAGACGCCTTCTGGTAAATTTCACCTAGGCTCATTAGCTCTAGGTCACGCTCTACCAAATCACGCACCATGTACGCTCTAAAGGTCCTCTCGGCTTCCTGTAGCTCCAATTCCTGCTCATGGCCAGTGATAAACGCATCCTTAATTTTCATTTTCAAGCTCCCATATGCCTTGTTTAACCATTTTTTGAAAATCATTGTACAGCGAAGTATACAGTTTAGAGCCTAGGGCTGTAAAGTCCCCTGTACGCCCTGCTCTCTCCACTAGGTCGATAAGGTCCACAACGTACTCCCTGTACTCGTCCGGTGTCCTGTATTGAGCCCCTACAAGGCCCTCAGTAAACAGCTCGGCCCCCATGTACTGCTCACGCCCTGATCTGCTCTCTATGTCCTTACATTCACTGCCCAAAAACAGGTCAAAAAGTTCTTTGTTCGTCATTTTCTCTGCTCTCCAATCGTAACTCATCATTCGCTCCAGTCATCACTAAACCAAACAGCGAGTATCACTACCGCTACCGCACAACCTATCACAGCTTCAATAATCATGCAACACCACTCCATTTCATTTCAATTCCTCTGTTTAACCACTCAGCACGTTTGAACATATAGTATGTCCTGTAAGCCACAACAGCACCTGTGGGATCTTTGCACTCGTCAGGCATACACTGAGGCGGATCTGTCCACTCTATCTCAGGAATGCCACTAGGAGGCTCTCTAAGCGCTTCTGAGCACTTTTGCCATGTAAGATGTACCTTACCATATCTTTTTGTATATTCGTCTGAGAGGGCTTCTAGAAGCTCGTAGAGCCACCTGTACTGATAACGTCCTGATCTAGCCCAAACAGCGCTTGGATGGTTTTTGTGTGTCACTTTATATGGCGCAGTGCTTCCAAGCATATGATGCGCTGTGCTTAGAAGCTGTGCAGTCTCAAGTATCATTTTTACTACGTGCTTGTCGCAGTGCATCTCAGCGCAAAGCACTGGATCACGTGAAAGGTAGAATATGTTCATATAGTACTTCCGTTTAATAAGTCCTTAACCTCAAACCCGTGCTCGTATAGATCCTTTACAAACTGCTCATTTTCAAACAGTGCAACAAAGAATTTTAGCTTGGCCTCATCGCAACTAAATACCGCGTTCTCTACTTTGTGGCGCATCTCTCCAAGATCAAAATTATTTTTCCTAGCTAAGATGGCGTAGTAAACCTCATCTTCTGACAACTCTATGGGCTTTATATGGCGAACATTTGGAAACCTTACCAAATAACCATGTATTAGCTCCGCATGTTCTGCCGCCGTCATGTTGTAATTTTGGTACATTAGGTTAAATCTATTCAAAGACATCTGGTGTGTGTTCATTGTCTCGCCTCATCCGCTAGCTTTAATAAAAACTCAAGTTTGTCCTGTATTGCAAACAGATCATTTTCTTTAATCTCAGTTAGATCATCCAACAAACAAGACACGTCTATTTGTAGCTCTTGTATTACTTCCTTCATAGTGCAACTCCTAAGACCGCACATACGGTAACAAACGAAAATAAAAGGATACCAGAAGCGCCCAATACTAGATCGAGCGCTGTAGTCTTTTTTGGTTCTGGTTTGGATAGTTTCCATTTAAGGTCATTAATCATTGTACACCGCCTCCGCTTCCTCTTTGACTGTCTCTGTTATGTCCTCAATCATCACCTCTAATTGCTTAGGTGTAAAGTAAAACTCCTCCTTGACCAAAGCACACAGAAAGTCTAAATGGTGACGCTCCGAATAGAAATATAAGTCATTATGTACCTGTAGGCTTAGCTCATTGTCGCTGTAGTTTGTAATATCAATCATGGCTTATCGCTCCTGTCTTTCGTCAATGATGCGCTCTGCGTGATCCTGTATGCTGTAGCTTTGAGTAACAAAACCACCGCCAAAGTCTCTTCCCCTATATACTTTATACCCTAGCTTATTTGCCCGTGCTTTTGCTGTGCCGTAATCGTCAGCAAAGGCTAGCCAATGGATAACGTATCGAGGGTTCCCGTTTACGTCATTATTGACACGGTAAAAGTCAAAGCCTAAGGCGTCCGCTATTTTGTAGTCTAGGTGTGCTTTGTTCATGGTGTAGCTCCTTTGTGTGTTGTGTTTCGCATAGTGTATCCAAAGTAGCCCCCTGCAGTCAAGGGGCTACTGTAGAGCACTAATAATTAGGGTTTACTAAGTACTGATCCTCTCCTATCTGAGTAACAAACTTCCTGCGTAATGCCAGTTTTAATAACTGATCTTCATCATACTGGAAGTTTAGGCAAGGCGCTTGATTTATCCAAAGCTCCTTTTTAGTGAATACGATAGAATCTGTTTGTGTTTGTTGATCAGTCATGTGTGTATCTCCTATGTCATATGCGTTATTGCATGGTTCCCATTGTAGACCAATCACACCCAATGTCAACACCCCAATGCAAAAATAAATGTAAATATTTACAGTGCAATACGTAGTGTTGCTGGGTTGACAAAATGGGCTGTCTTGTGATACTTGACCATCATTCTTTTTATAGGGTTCTAGTGTGTGCTAGTGGTTGTCATAGGGTCCTAATGTCACCCATACGCCTCATGTTTCCAATTGCAAAACCCCTCCTTTGGTTTCCTTGTGTAGCCATAAACTCCATGAATATCCCCAAGGTTCCCCATTGATCCTATGAATACCTAAGGTCATGCAAGAATCGTGCCAAGTTTCCCTGGGTCCTGTGCAAGGCGCAGCGTTGCTACTGGATAAACCTGTGGATAACTTTTGTATAACCTGTGGATAACTTAGGGGCGGGGGAGGGGATTGACACACGAGTATACTTGAGGTAGCCTCTGGTATACAAAAAAGAGCAAAAGTAGAAAAAAGTAATAAAAAAAGATCCTTTAGAACCAAAAGTAACCCTTTGAATACCCTAGTAAAACTGTCAAGTATACAAAAGAATAAAAAGGTTAACCAAAAGGGGTCAAAAGTGGTTAACAAAGGTTGACTGTGTGACACCAAAGTGGACCTTAAGTAGCTTTGGTAATAATTAACTAAAATTTAACTTGACTTTTGCTTAAAAATATGATATAATATATAGGTAATTTAGAGAAATTAACTTAAAATAGCTCCTTAAGTATCCCTCGGCGGCATTTAGCTCCTTTAGTGATAACTTTTAAGAATAATTTAAAGGTTAATAACTAAAGTAGTAAATGGCTGCCTAAGGATACCTAAGTATACTAATACCGATAGGTATTTATTAAGGGGAAAGCTATGTCAGACCAAAGTGATGATTCATTGTCACAAAATGAAGAACGCCCCAAGCGCGGTAGGCCCAGAAAGACTGATATTGTGTCAAACAAAAGAGGGTCCAGAGGGGTCCGAGGGCGGCCCAAGGGTGACGCTGCTATCATTAACGACTACAAAGCTCGTATGCTAGCCTCCCCTAAGTCAAAGAAAGTCCTTGACAGTATTTTTGATGCAGCTCTAAATGACGATCATAAGAATCAAGCAGCAGCATGGAAGCTTGTCATGGACCGTATACTACCTGTTGCGGCCTTTGAGAAGGATGTCATTAAGCAAGGTGGAAAGAACAGTATCAGCATTAACATCACTGGTGTTGGAGCTACGTCAATCTCATCATCCAGTGACAATGAAGAAGACTACATCGAAGGAGAAGTCATTGACTCTTAAATACTTTACACTTGATGAGTTTGATTGTAAGGAAACTGGACAGAACAAGATGTCCAACAACTTCCTCATCATGATTGATAGGTTAAGAGAAGAGTGTGGTTTCCCCTTTGTCATCACAAGCGGCTTCAGAGCCCCTGAGCACTCCGCTGAGAAAGATAAACTAACTAAGGGTAGGCATACACAGGGTATAGCTGCTGACATCGCTGTAAGCAACGGTTATCAACGCTACAGGATTGTTGAGAAGGCTATAGAGTTAGGATTCAAAGGGATTGGTGTTGCTAAAGGTTTTGTACATGTTGACCTACGCAACGTAGAAGATCCTGTAATGTGGACATATTGACATGGTTACTTATGGCTCTAAAGGCTACGTACCACAAGCAGCAGACAACGGAAATTACGTTAGTGTTATTACCGTACCTGCTGGCTATCACTGTAAAGTAACTTACTTTCTTGTAGCCGCTAAAGGCTCTGAGACTGTAGATGCTCGTTGGTCTGACGGTACTGACTATGCTTTTCTACACGCTAAGAACATGAGCGCTGGAGACCTTGTCGAGTTTGGTGGTGATGGTAAGTACCTCATCATGACTGAAGGTGAGACTATAGACATCAAATGCTCATCTGTTAATGCTGTGTTTATAATCTCCTACGAACTGTACGAAGCTCCCACTAGCAACATCGTTCTATGACAGATTTAAATATTTCTTTGTTACCATGGCAGCAAGAGGTCTGGGAAGACGACACCAGATTCAAGATTGTTGCTGCTGGACGAAGGACAGGGAAGTCACGCTTGGCTGCATGGCTTCTCATAGTAAATGCCCTACAGACTGACAGAGGGCATGTGTTTTACGTTGCGCCAACACAAGGACAGGCCAGAGACATTATGTGGCAGACTTTGTTGGAGTTAGGACATCCCGTCATAGCTGGGTCGCACATAAACAACCTACAGATCAAACTGATTAATGGAGCTACGATATCATTAAAAGGGGGAGACAGACCAGAAACTATGCGTGGTGTGTCTCTTAAATACTTAGTGTTGGATGAATATGCTGACATCAAACCAGACGTATGGGAACAGATTTTAAGACCTGCTCTAGCTGACCAAAAAGGCTCTGCATTGTTCATTGGTACTCCTATGGGGCGTAACCATTTTTATGAACTTTACAAATATGGAGAGCTATCAGGAGATGACACTTACAGGAGTTGGCACTTTACGTCTTACGACAACCCGCTACTCGACCCAGAAGAAATTGATGTGGCGAAAAAGTCGATGTCCAGTTATGCGTTTCGTCAAGAGTTTATGGCTTCGTTTGAAGCGAAAGGCTCTGAGATGTTTAAGGAAGAATGGGTTACTGTCGTAGATGACAGCAATGTGGAGGGTGACTACTATGTCGCTATTGACTTGGCAGGTTTTCAGGACGTTACTAAGAAGCGTTCAAAAAATTCAAGACTGGACAACACAGCAATTGCAGTGGTTAAGGTTGGAGAGTCTGGTTGGTTTGTGGATAACATTGTCTACGGTCGTTGGACACTTGAGGAGACCGCTCGTAAGATTTTCGAAGTGGTTAGAGACTACAAACCAATTAGCGTGGGAATTGAAAGAGGAATTGCTAAGCAAGCGGTAATGTCCCCTCTGACGGACATGATGAAACGTCAGGGATTCTT